GGCGGTGCAGTCCGGAAAAAGCGATGAGTGGATTAAAGTCTTCATCATGGGTCAATACGGGACCACGCTCAACGGGAAACCGGTCTACCCTGAGTTCAACGACAGCGTGCACGTGGCGAAGGAAGAGATCAAACCTTACCGCGGTATGCCTTTGCTATTGGCTTTTGACTTTGGCTTGAATGCGTCCTGCGCGTTTCTGCAACTAAGTCCGGCCGGCGCGCTCAACATCATCGACGAGTTGACTAGCGAGAGCATGGGAATTCAGCGGTTTGTCCAGGAGATGTTGAAACCTAAAATAAAGGCGGAGTACGCGGATATGAAGCTGGTGTGCACGGGTGATCCAGCCGGATCCCAGCGTTCTCAAACCACGGAAGTTACGTGTTTCCAACTACTTGCGGAGGCGGGGTTCGAGATGGAACCGGCCATCACCAATGAGTTCGTGGCGCGGAGGGAAGCGGTGGCATACTACCTGGCGAAGTTGGTGAACGGTAAACCCGCGTTCCAGTTGTCGCCCCGGTGCGACGTGTTGCGGAAGGGGTTGCTCGGCCACTATCTTTACCGGCGGATGAAGGTGAGCGGAAGCGAGCGGTACACGGACCGGCCTGAGAAAAATATGTATTCCCATCTCCAGGACGCGCTTCAGTATGGGGCTCTATATTATAAGGGAGTGGCCAACATGTCCGGTACGGGTGGCCTTTCTGGGGCAGGCTTATTAAACGCGCGGAGGACGGTGAAGGTTATCGACTTCGGGGCGTGGTCATGAAAGATTTCTCTTGACAAGGTCTGGGATTTATGGTATCTGTAAAGAAATTTAAGGAGGGGGACCCCGTATGAACGAGTTGCTCGGTATCAGATCTCAAGACGAGGCCCTCGCTATCCTTAATTCTGAGCGCGATGCGCGTAACCGCGAACTTCTTGGTGCTACAACCGATAAACAGGAAGTCGCGGTGGGCAAACTTGAGGCCTATCTCGCGAAAATCTACCAGCGAAACCGGGACCACCGAAAGAATTCTGGCATCGATGATGGTTTGCTTGCTTCTCTCCGCGCTATTAACTCCGAGTACGACCCCGCCAAACTCGCCAAGATCACCGCGGCCGGCGGTTCGGATATCTATATGGGAATTACCGGAGTAAAATATCGCGCAGCCGTCGCGTGGCTCTTGGATATCTTTGCTACCGAGTCTGACATGACCTGGGGTCTTAAGCCCTCCCCCGTTCCCGATCTCCCGCCCTCCGACATCGAAGAAATTTCCGCGCAGGTCCAGGCTAACGTGCAGCAATTTATGCAACAGGCCGCCCAGCCCCAAGAAGGCCAGGATCCGAATGCGCCTCCTCCTCCCCTATCCCCGGAGATCGCGGCACAGTTCAGGGATAAACTGGTCGATGATGTCCGCGACATGATCATGAAGAAGGCCACCAGCAAGGCCGAGGGGATGGAGCGCCTCATCCACGATCAGATGGTGGAGGGCGGGTGGCTCGATGCGTTCTCTAATTTTGTGTGCGACGTAGTTGGTTCAAAGGCCGGTATTATCAAGGGACCGATCACGCGGATGCGGCGGAGAAAGAAGTGGCAGGTGAATCCGCAGACCGGACAGGCCGATATCATCGTCACCCAGGAACCGATAAAGACTTTCGACCGCGTGTCCCCTTTTGATGCTTTTCCTTCCCCGACGGCCGTGGATTTTACGGATGACTTTATCGAGCGATACCGGTTGACCCGCTCCGCTCTTGTTGAGTTGCAGGGGGTCGAAGGGTACAACGCCTTGGAGATCATGGCGGTGCTGGAGGAGTTCGACGCTCTTGCCGCGCCCCCCACCGCCGACGCTACAGACATTGACCGCGCCGAACTTGAGAAGAAAAAGTCGACAGAAGCCGACTCTGTGCGGGACTCTATTGAAGCTATTGAGGCTTGGATCTCAGTCCCCGGTGAGGAACTCTTGGACTTTGGGTGGGAACTTGACGAACGCGGGCAACCTATAGACCCTGTCTCCGCTTACGATATCTGCGCGATAGCTATCGGGAACCACATCATATACTCTGAGTTTAACCAGGACCCCCTACACCGCAAACCCTATTGCAAGTTCGGGTGGAACAGTATCCCCGGGTCGTTTTGGTATCAGAGTCTTGCTGAGTTGATGGAGGAACTGCAGAGTCTGATCAACGCGTCCTTCCGTGCCTTGGTGAATAACGAGTCTATATCCAGCGGAGTGCAGGTGGTCATTAACGACGTCAGCCGACTGCTTCCTGGCGAAGATTTGACGGGTATGTTCCCCGGAAAGATTTGGCAGTGTCTGAATAAGTCTAACTCTACCCTGCCCCCGATTACCTTTTTCCAACCCGCGTCCAACGCTTCGGAACTCTTGGCTATTTCGGACAAGGCGACGCAACTTGCGGACGATTACACAGGAGTGCCCGCGTACAACTACGGCACCCCGTCAGCATCTGCGGCCGGACGTACCTCGTCCGGGTTGTCGATGTTGATGAGCAACGCGGCCAAGGGGATAAAACGGATCATCCTTGGCATCGATCGTTTTGTGTTTCGTCCGCTTATCGAGCGGTGTTACGATGCCAATATGATGGATCCCGCCGTAGACCCCGCTATAAAGGGGGATATGGTCGTGGAGACCGTCGGTGCCGTGGCCCTCATGGTAAAGGAACAGTTGAGCGAACAGCGGATGGCTTTCCTCGCCGCTACGGCCAACCCCGCGGACTTGAAGATCATGGGTTACAACGGACGGGCAAAGATGTTGAGGGCGGCCGCTAAGTCTCTTGAACTTGCTGGTGAGGAGGTGGTGCAGGATGAGGTGGAGATTGAAAAGAACGTGTCCGGCGAACAGGATGCTCAGAACGCACAGATTCAACGGGAGTTCCAGTTGAAACAAGCCACGCTCCAAGCGGATATCGAATTCAAACGAGGGCAGATCGAAATCCAAAAGGCAGACCTCGCCCTGAAGGCCCAGGAACTTGAGCAGGTGAAGACCCCTCAGGTGGGCATCAAGGCCAAGGAAGCGGACAACCGCGCGCAGAACGATGCGCTCCGGGGGTATATGGAGATGACGAAACCGGAACCGGAAAAAGCCGCAAACGCAGAAAAATAGGAGGACTTATGGCATGTTGATGACTATAATGCCAGGGGAGAGAGTCTTGAAAGCCCTGTGTAACTTGCGGGTAAACGAGGACTTCAAGACCGTTGTGAAATGGTTGGCCGCTAATCGGGATGATGCGGTCGAGGTATTCCCAGAGTTGAAGGAGATAGATCTGATTCAGTTTCAGGGATACGCAAAAACTCTCCTCACTTTCTTAGATATCGTCGAGACGGCTCCCGAAGTTTTGGACAAGTCTTTTACTAAAAATAAAGTGAAAGATTTTCCTTGACAAGTAGCGGGAGTTGTGTTAGATATTGAGTTGTGTTGGAAAAAACGTCTTTTAAAGGGAGACAGAAAATGCAGAAGCAGAAACGATTTATGGTTAGCGCGGTTGTTGGTTTGCTGGCGGTTGCCTGTTTCGCGGCCAAGTACGAACAGTTGAACGTTGGCGAACTGTCTCTCGACGGCACCAAGGTCACGGCGACCGCAGCCCAGTTGAACACCCTCGGCCCTTTATCTAGTCTGGTGCTCACGAATGTGGCTAAATCCACGGGCGCGGTGACGGCGACTGCTGTTGTTACTCCGCAGGCTCCCAGCGCGGTGACGCCCACGATCACAGTGACAGCCACCATGTCCACAAACACGTGGGTATATCTGGATGGATCAAGCAATGTTGTCACCAATAGCATTGTTTATGTGTCCGCTGTATCGGCCGCCTGTTCGGCATTGCCGGTATTTGCTACTAACGCGACGGTTGCGGTGACTGTTGCTGGTGGTGACGCGGTTGTGACAAATATCACGGTTCAACGATAACTTTTTGGTTTTTCAATGCGACACCGGCACAACGTCGGCCGCAAAATAAAACCCGCTGCCTCCGGACGGCCATGGGCCGGCGCAGCATAACAGGAGACCTATGGCAGTACCAAAGGCGGTGGAACAACAGGAAGCGGAGGCTGAACAGGCGGTAAAGGATTACATGGAGAGTCAAGGCGAGACTGAAAAGTTAGCCGTAGACCCCCAGGACAAACCTGACGCCCAAGCCAGCGAAACTCCAAAACCTGTGGCGACGGCAGTTCCGGATGAAATTCTCCCTCCCGCAGGAGATGCGGCCGGGGAATTGGCCCAACTCAAACAGCAGTTGGCCTATGAAAAACATCGGAACGATAGTTTGCAGGGTCGGTTGGATTCTCAACTCCGACCACTGAACGATACGGTGCGGGATCTGAAGACTCAGTTGGCGGCAATGGAGACAAAGGTCGCGCAAAAGGCCAAGGAGGACCTGGGTCCGGCGCACCTGCGCCATGTCCGGCCGGAGGAAGTGGAGACCCTCGGCAAGGATGTGGTGGATGTGCAGTCCCGGATAGCTAGGGGAGAAGCGGAAGCGGCGGTTCAGTCCGGCGAAGTGGGGGCGATGGCCCGGCACGAGGAACTCAAGAAGCGGCTTGAGCAACTGGAACAGGGGCGGCAGGAAACTGCGGCCAACGTTTTCTGGGGTAAGGTCGAGAAACTGGTTCCTGGTGCGGCGGGTATAAATTCGTCCGACCCTCGTTGGGGTGAGTTTCTGAATACCGCGGATCCTTTGAGTGGGAGGATGCGAAGAGAGATTGGCGAGGTCGCTATATCCCTCGAGGATGTTCGGCGGGTTGTGGACCTGCTTAACGACTTCAAGGAAGCAGTTGGGGAGAAGGTAAATCCCCCGGTTTCCGGAAGTCCGGCCCCCGTGGCCGGTAGCGTCCGTCCTGAAGTCGTGCGCGCGGGAGCGACGCCGGCAACGAGGTCGCCAGCGGCCGGGAACAAAGCGGTCATCAAGGAATCTCATATAAAGAAGTTCTATGATGACTGGGCCCGAGGCAAGTTCGGTGGGCGCGAGGCGGAGGCGCAGAAGATAGCGGATGCAATTGAAGCGGCGGTGGATGAAGGGAGAGTTATTCGCGGCTGATTGGTCGCGGAGTCCCCCGCTGCGTTGGATAAACAGTAAAAGGAAGGTGCACAATGGGTTACCCTACAGCAGCGGGAAAAGTGGACATTGGTAAGTCCACCATGCAGTATATTCCTGCTTTGTATAGCGGCAAGATGTTGAAGAAGTACTACGATTCAACGGTTCTGTCCGCGATTACGAACACGGATAAGCTGTAAACATAGTCCGTGTAAAACCTGGTGAATTTCTGGAACCCTGAAATGGGAATCAGAAGCCCGACCTAAAACAAGGCGGGTTCAGAGACTAGGCGGTGAGATGATAACCTCTGAGCGTATGCTCCGAATGGAGGTAGAGATGAACGATGAGATTAGGGGTGCGGTGGTTGGTATGGTGTACGGGGATGGTTATATAAACGCGACGAACGAAAAACACGAGTTGGTTGTCGCGCATTCCTTGACCCAGGCTGACTATTGCGAACACAAAGCGGCGAGACTTCGCAAGTACTTTTGTAGGGACTTTAAGGTGTGCAAATACCGAAACGGTCCTGGTGGAAGATACTGGTGCGTGAAGTTTACGTGTTCTCACCCGTATATGACGCAGGTCCGAAGTTGGACCTACCCTGGCGGAAAGAAGTATTTTCTTAAGCGGGTGCTTGAGATGCTTACCCCCGAAGGGATTGCCTTTTGGTATATGGACGATGGGAGTGCCCATCGAAACATAGACTCGGAGGGGTGGACTACCTCGGTTTCAACGAGCATCGCGACGTTTTGCAGTCAGATAGAAGCGGAGACGATCGGGGAGTATTTTAAACAGCATCATCAGATCTTGTTCAAGATTCGATGCCGTAAGACTTCTCCCGAGGATCATAGGTTTTATCTAGAGGCTAACACGGAACAGAGCCGGTGGTTTGTTCGGTTGATACAGCCCTATGTGATACCTTCGATGCTTTATAAGATTGCTCATGTTGCAGATCTTACCGCCCACGAGCCCCGGGCTCCTGTTGGGGATTGCGTCGAGTGCAAGAAAAAGATTTTTGGGACGCAATTCGGTGGACTTTGCGCGGCATGTTACTCTCGGAAGTATTATCGAGAGACCCGCAAGTTCAGGGGGATACCACCCCGAATAGGAGATGATATAGTCCGACCTGTCGGAAAGGAAGAACCGACAGAAGTCGCGGATAAAGAGCCGCGACGATAACACAAGTGTATGAAGGCGAAATCAAGAAGTTCGGCGATACGGTCTACATTCGCGGTCTCCCGACGATCACGATTCGGGATTACGTGAAGGGCCAGGCGCTGGTCAACGAGCAACCGGAAAGCACGTCCACATCGCTCCTGATCGACAAGGGGCATTACTGGTCGTTCGTTTCGGAAGACCTTGACAAGATCCAGACCGACATCAAGAGTTACGTGGCCAAGTGGTCCGCGGATGGTGCCGAGCAGATGAAGATCACGATCGACACGAACGTACTGTCCAACATACCGGCCAGTTCGAACGCGTCGAATATCGGGACCACGGCCGGACGCAAGTCCGCGTCGTACAACCTAGGCAGCGCGACCGGCACTCCGATTACGTTGACAAAAGCCAATATCCTTGAGTACATTGTGGATTGCGGCAGTGTCCTCGACGAACAGAATATCAACGAAGGCGAACGGTTCATCTTGATGCCTCCGCGGTTGATCGGTTTGTTGAAGAAGTCTGACATCAAGGACTGCGCAATGACCGGCGACGCCACTTCGGCGATTCGTACCGGTTTGGTGGGACAGATTGATCGTTTCAAGATCTATTCGTCCAACCTGCTCAAGACCTACAGCACCGGCACCAGCACCTGCTGGTACTGTCTGTTTGGTCACAAGGAAGCCACGACCTTCGCCACGCAGTTGACGGAGACAAAGGTTCAGGACAACCCCGATGGTTTCGGGATGCTGCACCGTGGGTTGATGGTGTACGGTTACAAGGTCGTGAATTCCGCGGCCTTAGGCTATCTGTACGCGAAGGTATAATAACAAGGAGAGGTGACTTATGGCTGCTGAGAATGTTGGAACGACTGTCGACAAGGATATCGGGAAGGGTGAATTCCTGGCCATCGGGCCGAAGATTGGGATCATTCAGACCGAGATCGATTTCGACGATGTGACCTGGAGCGAGAGCGGGGACTGGGTGAGCGTGTTTACGTTTACGGCCCCCGCAATGGTTTTGGCTGCAGGTATGTATGTCGTAACCGCCCCTACCGATGCGACGAGCGCCGTTGCCCTTGGCACCGGTGGTTCTGATGTGTTGATGGCCGCGGTGACGATGTCTGCCGCTGCGGTGGTGGGAAATTCGACCTTTGGTGAGACTCCGCTGTATTTCGCGGCGGATTCGATCCTTACGGCCGCGATTAGCACTGCCTCTAGTGCGGGTGCGACCGTTCGGTTCTGGGCCTTGATTGCTGACGTCAGCGATGTGGCTGGGTAAGTGTCTGGTTCTTTAGCAAGGAGCGGGGGAACGGGAGTTATCGTTCCCTTCCCCCGTTTTCTTTTGCCAATTTTTCTTGGGGGTTGTCTGCTATGAAACGAAAACTTTTTCTTTCCTTCGGTGTGGCGGCCCTCACCGCCGTTGGTGTTGCGTTGGCCGGCGGGTTCAGCAAACGGGTGATTCAGTCTTTTGGTAATCCTTTGGGGGCGACCCTGACTTGGACGAACACTATCGCAAATTTCTCGGTCGACCGTATCTCGGTGGTCTTTCCTTCCGCGGTGGCTAACACTTCGACCATATATCAGGTTTCCAAATTGGTTAACGATTCCGGTGCCGCTATTTCGACGACCAGCCTAGTGGCTGAGGTCGGGTCTGGTTCCGCGACCACGTTTACCTGGGACAATGATACGTCTTTAGTTATTCTGAAGGGCGACTTGCTCATAGTTGTAAATAGCGATACCAATCAGGCCTACTTTGTTTCCGATATGCTTCTATTAGATTAAGGAGCCCTCCTATGCGCCGCACTACTCTCGCATGCGTGGCGGCCTTCTGGATGGCGGCCGCGAGTCTTGCTTCCGGGTTTCCTTATGCTACGTCCACCGGGACGTTTAGCTGTGTGTCTGTTCCCCCGAACGACTGGTCCCAGTTCTTCTGGAATTGGTCCGATCGAAATTACACGATGGTGAGCGTGAATTTCACGGGTCTATCCGGCCCCTCGACAATTTCCAACATATATCTACGGCTAGCGTATCCCGAGAAGGGGCCAGCGTTTCTAACTCTCAGCACGGGAACCTTGACCCCAGGTTCTTCTAACTTGGCCTGGGCCACTCCGTCTCCGATTGCCCCCTCCAACATACCCCCAAACAAGACGTATTACGCCGAATTCCAGGGGGTTAGCGCCAGCGGGGAGACGGTGTCTCTCGCGAAAGGGAAAATTCGGACCGACTGGTCGCTGTACAGTATAATCAACGCCACGTCGTGGGTTCCCGTGAACGTTGTATATTCCGGCAGCGGGACTATTTCAATCGCGGAAAGTGATCCGGTTCACGTTGCGTGGCTTCCGACTTATACGGCTCATGCTGCGGCCCAGGCTAACACGAACCTTGGTTTCCAAGCCCTGCATAATGCCCAAGCGGATACAAATGCCGGCTTCCAGGTCCTGCATAACGCCCAAGCTAACACCAACATCTCGTTCCAACTTCAGATAACGAACAACCTTACGGCACAGAACAACACAAACGTAGCGTTTCAGGCCATACACGATGCTCAGGCAAGCACGAACATAATCTTCCGTAACCTGTTCACGGCGCAGACAAGCACAAACTCCCTGGTCCAAGGACTCCTGACCGCTCTGGCTTCCACAAACTCCCTGTTTCAGGGTCTGTTTGACGGACACGCTTTGACAAACTCCCTGTTCCAAGGACTCTTTGACTCGCAGTCCAGTACGAACTCGTTATTCCAAGGTTGGTTCACGTCCCAGACAAGTACCAACAGTCTTTTCCAAGGGCTGTTTGATGCGTTGTTTAGCACCAACGCTATATTTCAGGGGTTGTTTGATGCACAGGTAAGTACCAATACCGTTTTCCGGGACCTGCATACCGCACAGGGTAATACGAACACGGGATTTCAAGCCCTGCACGATGCACAGGTTAATACCAATCTCGGGTATCAGGCGCTTCACAACGCCCAAGCCAATACGAATACGATCTTTAGGGACTTGCATTCCGCTCAGGCCAGCACAAACGCCGCCTTCGAGCTTCGCATAGTGAAAGGCGAGACAGCTTACGGCTGGGGGGATTGGTCCGGTCAGGGATTCCTGACGGGGTGGACGAACATCTTCACCGATCTTACGGTTGCCGATAGAAACTGTCTCAGCACGAATCTATCCGGCCTGACCCAAGGGACATACACCGGTTCCCTGACTTCGGTTTCCTACACCGGAGTAACGACCTTGGCTATCGGGAAAACATACGCATGGGGATTCACCAAGGCCAACGCCTACGGAACGTCCACGCTCTCTATCGCGTCATTCTCATTGACCGCAACGGCCGCTGGTGCCGTCAGTAATTATTTCACCTTTGCGGGAACTGATTCGAATCTTGTCCTTAAACTAGATGGTGACGGGTCGAGCAAGTCCGATGTAACCGGGGTGTATGTCCAGCAGATCACGAATGGGAGTTTAAGCGCAATAGATGTAAAGATTGGAAACAGCGCAACTCTTGGTGGGGTAACTCGCACTACTTGGCCCGCCACTGGTTCCGACACCAATGCCGTCTGGGGCAACATCTCCGGCACGCTGGCAGATCAGTTAGACCTGACCGATACCGTATCCAAGGCGAGCGCCGCATACCCGTCCAATAACCCGTCCAACTTCGTTGACCAGACCGTAACCAACGCCATTAACTCCCGCATTGACGACCTGACCAACGGCGCGGCACTTGGCGTGACGGCGGTGCAACGCACGGAAACAAACGGTTGGGAGGTCGGTAGTCATGCATCCTTGCTCGCAACCAACGGTTCGGGCGCGAGTCTGACCGGGATCACAGCGGAACAGGCAGGCGCGGTGGCAACCAACGACGCGCGGTATCTCGCGGCCCTGACCAACGAAACCGGCGCAACGAACATCGTGGCTGGGGCAACGAACTCCTATAACCCCACTACGCGCACGGTAACCTGGAACACCAACGCGGCGGCAGGTGGAACGAATGGCGGCGGCGTGGCCGACCTGTCAGGCTGGTCCACCAATCCGGCAGTGTCGCAGATTACGTGGACAGAAACTGTTTTAACCACAAACGCGGAAACGGTGTCAACAAACCTAATTGTCACTGGCTCGCTTACTCCTGACAAGGTCGGAACATATGTTGGCAATCCAACGGATGGATGGAGCCTTGCCGATTGGGCGATACAATGGCAGGGTGCAGATACTTGGAGATTCTCCGATTTTAGTACTTATAGCGGCTGGATGTACACGCTGGATAGCACGGGCACCAATCCAGTTGGCACGTATGATCCGGATACAATTACGCCTCCCCCTGATGTTACCGGAACAGCCACGGTCGCCTATGGATTTGTAACCAACGCGGCAACGGTTTCCACAAACATTTATTCGTGGCTGGCCGGTTGGAACGGCACAAGCTG